TTGGCCGAGTGCCAAGAAGACACGCGCTCCAAGTTCCTTTCCGCGAACGATGATTTTAAGATGCGCTTTGCCGAGCAACTCGCGGACCTAGAGAAGCGCGGGAAGAAAGCGCGACCCACGCGAGTGAGAAGCGGAAAGAATATCCTCTTCCTCGGGAACTTCCAGAACGTCGAGAGCACCGAAAACATGATTCGCTGGGCACTTGAAGAGCGCCTCGGCTACGAAGTGGAAGCGCTCCAAGAGAACGAAACGAATCTTCGCGCACTAGAGGACGCAAGCGAGTTCAACGACTTCTTCCTCTGGGTCCGCACGCCAACCTGGCTCAAGGTGCCCGATAGCGAGATGTTCGCGTTCCTTGATTCGCTTCGAGCGCGCAAGATCCCGAGCTTTGGCGTACATTTGGACAAATTTTGGGGCATTCCCGAGCGCGAAAAACTCATCGGAAAGATTCCCTTCTGGAAACTCCAATATCTATTCACCGCAGATGGATCGCGCCAAGAGGACTTCAAGAAGTTTGGAATCAACCACATTTGGATGCCTGCCGCTGCGAGCGAAGTTTATTCGCATCGAGGTTGTCCAAGAGAGAATTTCCGTTGCGATGTGGCCTTCGTTGGCGCGAGAGGGTATCACCAAGAGCACCAGTTCAGAACCGTACTCATAGAATTTCTCGAACAGACCTACGGCGATAGGTTCAAATTAGTTGAGGGAATCCGCGGTCATGATTTGAATGATTTCTACGCTTCATGTCGCGTGTGCATTGGAGACTGTTTCGGTGGAGGAAAAATTCCGTTCTATTTTTCTGACAGAATGGTAGAGACTCCGATGCGTTATGGATTTCTTCTCTCGCCAGAGATTGAGGGACTGAATATTCCACTTGCCACCTTCAGGCCAGAAGATTTGCTTGACCTTCACGAGAAAATAGAATACTGGCTCTCGCATGAAAATGAAAGACGTGCCAAGGTAATAGAGTGCGCTGAATATGCAAGGCGATTCGATACGTGGACAGAAAGATTGAGATCAGTACTGGGAACTATTCATGACGAAAGCACTGAAAGTGCCGGTACGGACTGAATTCGGCTGGCTCACAGTCCTCAGAGATTATAAAGCGAGCAAACGTGGAAGACTGTGGTGGTGTAGATGTCGCTGCGGAAAAGAAATGGCTGTTCTTGGTTGGGTTTTGAAAATGGGTGATCGTACCAGTTGTGGCTGCAGAAGAGGAACTCTTCATATAAAGCATGGACACAATAGAGTGACCCATTTTGGGATGGCTAGTCCAGAATACCGGACGTGGAATGCCATGATTCAGCGTTGTCATAATCCAAAATCCACCAACTACAAGAACTACGGTGCTCGGGGAATATGCGTTTGTCCGCGATGGAGGAAGTCATTTCCCGATTTTTTGAGAGACATGGGATTAAAGCTCAATCCGAAATTGACCATAGAGAGAAAAAATAATGATCTTGGTTATGAACCGGGAAATTGTAAATGGGCCACCAGGAGAGAACAGTTGCAGAATCGAAGACCAATGTCTGTTGAAGGACACAGAAGCATGTGTTTGGCCGCGCGCAAAAGATATCAAAGCGGGAAAATCTTAACTCACGAAATACAGGTTATGGGTGGTCGTGCGGCAATGAGATTAAGAACTCCTGAACAACAAAGACAATATGGGAAAATCGGTGGGAAAATCGGTGGCCCATTCGGTGCTCATACTCGATGGCACCTTCAAAGAGGAATCATCAATCCCAACTGTGATCTGTGCATGAAAGTGGTGACGCCATGACTCTCGCTTACGAGCCGGAACACTTTGGCAGCGTGTTGGAGCACATGCGCGAAGGGGATACGTTCATTGACATCGGGGCCTATGATGGCACGACCAGCCTCATCGTCGCTGACAAAGTGGGGCCTGAGAATCTCGTGATCGTGGAGCCCGCTGAATACAACTGGCCCACCATCAAACTCAACTGGGAAAAGAAATATGGTTCGCAGATGCCCCTAGCTGCGTTTCCCGGCTTCGTCGCGTCGGAAGACAAACCAAATTCCCGCTTCTACATTGGCGAATGGCCTCCACAGTGCGGCAATCCCATGCGGACAGATGACAAGTTAGATTTCCGCTGGCTGCACTACGTGAACGAAGACGAAAGTTGCGCTGCGCTTCCTCGCTTGACCATTGATACCATAGTGAATCAATTGGCATCCACAAAACTCGGAATCACCATGGACGTGGAAGGCTCGGAATTGCAGGCGCTACTCGGGGCGAAACACACACTGACTAGAATCCGGCCGCTTTTTTGGATTTCCGTGCATCCGCAATTCATGCAAGAACGTTTCGGTCAGAAGGCGGAAGACCTCTATGCGTTCATGGACTATTATTTTTACAAGCGCACTCTTTTGAACAGTGACCAGGAGGAACATTTTCTTTTTGAGCCTTATGGCGCCATCGAATTTGATTCCACCCGGAAGTGTTGGGTCAAGCCGGGAGGTCAGATATGATCCCGGTTATCTGGTACGGCCTTTTGGCGGGACAGGAGCACAAAAACTGCACGGTGATGCTGCGCGAAATGCTGAGTACCTACGATTGCCAGCATGACTATCTCGACATTCCCGATGGTTTGGAGGGGGCCGTCGTGGTCGTGCATGGAGAATCGTGCTTTAACAAGATACTTCGTCTCAACGCTTCGCTGGCAAAACTAAAGTGGGTGATCGTCGTGTTGCTTGGCGATGAAACGCACATGGTCAATCCAGAATTTATCCGCCACGAAAACAAAAGGCTTTGGCTCCAAGAGCCCGTGCCCAGAGTGTACGAAGCAGACCGCTACATCCTCGATGGCTGGACGTTTGGATGCAAACGGGCTGATGTCCCCAAAGACCTATCTCTCTTTTTCGGGGGGCAAGATACACATTTGAGGCGCAAAGAATGCGTGAACGCACTGCGCGATCAATTCGATTGGGATGTCGTCATGGTTCTCTCGAAGGGATACACGCTGGGAGTAGGCCGCGAAGAGTATTTTCGCATGATGAGCCGCGCGAAATTCGTACCGTGTCCATGCGGCCCCAGTTCGCCAGACTCGGCCCGGCCGTGGGAAGCCTTGCAATGCGGAGCGATTCCAATTCTGGATTCACGCGGCGGGTATGAAGGATTGCACGAAGTCACTGGCGGTTTTTGGTCTTTGGTGCTCGGCGATCATCCTCTCCCTGTTGTCACTGACTGGTCCGCATTTCCGCACCAATTCAAAACAGAGTGGCTCCCCAATTACGAAGTTCTACGGGATAAGTGTCTGACCTGGTGGGAAGGATATCTCGCGGATTGGAACACCTGGCTGGAAAAGGATATTCAATGCCTGACAAAGACATAGCGGTGCTCATCTCTTCCTCGGTCATTCCCAGCCATCCGAGCACGGCGATTATCGAAGAGACGTTGGCCTCGATTCGCTATCATCTTCCCGAGTCGCGCGTGTACATCATGCTGGACGGCCTCCGCGAAGAGCAGAAAGATCGCGAAGCGGCTTATCTCGAATACATCAAGCGCCTCGTGGGACTCTCCGTGTTCAAATGGAAGAATATCTCGCTGGTGCCTTTCGAGGAGTTCACGCACCAAGCGGCCATGACTATGAAGACGCTGGAACTCGTGACCGCTCCGTATATACTCTTTGTCGAGCATGATACGCCGCTCGTGAACGCTTTCATCCACTGGGATATGCTCAAAAGCATGCTCGCTTCCCACGCGACGAACCATATCCGTTTGCACTATGACGAAACGATTCATCCCGATCACCAGCACATGATGCTGGGCAACTTGACTCCGTATCTGATAAAAACCAATCAGTGGCACCAGCGGCCTCATCTCGCCTCAGCCGATTTCTACCGCGCGAAATTGAAAGCGCACTTTTCGCCACAGTGCCGCACCTTCATCGAGGACGCGATATATTCATCCTGTTGCTATGGCGCCTGGGAAGATTGGAAGCTCACGGTCTACGACCCCGAGGGCACGGGACAGAATATGAGGCGAAGCGGGCATAGCAACGGACGGGCGGGGGAATGCAAATTTGATGATCGACTCGTTTTCTAGCGTTTCCATAATTCTTCTCTGCTTCAATCGCGCCAAGCAACTCGGTCCCACGTTGCGATCAATTCACGAGCAGAACTATCCCGGTTTGGAAATCGTTGTCGCGGAAGACGATGACGATGGGCTCACCGAAGAGATCGCGCGTGAATATGGAGCAAAGTACGTCCGTCACGTTAGAGCCGAATACTATCCGGCATTTCAGAGCATCGCTGTGGTGCGCAACCTTGGCGTGAAAGCGTCAACGGGTGACATTCTCGTGATGCACGATGGAGAAACTTATCATGAAGGAAGCGTTATTGCGCCACTCGCGGAAACCGTTCGATCTCAGGACTGTCTAGCGGTGGCCCAGGCCAAGATGCCCGAGGGTCATTACGTCACTGGGATCGTAGGTGCTAGGCCCCAGGCATTGAGGCGTGGCACATTCGAGGCCATGGGCGGTTTCGAGGAACAGTTTTTCGGGTACGGCTGCGAAGACAGTTTCTTTGTTTGGCTGCTCAATCGCCGCGGCATTCCCGTGGTGCAAATAGACGCGAAAGCCGTTCATCAAGCTCACGAAGCGACCGGAGGCGCATTTGAGGAGTACACGGGATTCAGCAACGTAGCCTTGGCGTGGGCATTGACCTATGAAATCGAGATGGGAGAGCGCCCTTCGGTAGCCAACTATGGCCCGCTCAAGCTGGACGGTACGCAGCCGATATATGGACTGGATGACATGTTCCCCTTATTTGACCGCCGCAACGCTGCATCCTCAGCCAACAACGAACAAGAACGATTGGCACTGGAGATCGAGTGGGCGAGAGGATGGGCGGGCAAGTGCGAAGAGAAAAGCAAAACCGAAGACAATCCCCAATGGGTGGCCCGTTTGCTGAAATGCCGCGACAAACACATAGCGCTTGCCGGCGCGGCCGGGAGGATGCTTGCGAGAAGAACAATCAAGGGATAGAGATTCAGTCTGGGCACGGATCGCAACGGAGCATCCCGAGTTCACCAAGGCCATGGACGTGACGAACAACTATCACATGGTGCGGGAAATCGTGCTAGGAGATTCTAGGACTTGGGCACCAGCCAATAAGCTCTTCAAGCCCGCGCCTGGTAAGCGCGTGATGGATGTCGGAGCCAACGTGGGCATCTACACCGCCTTCTGCGCGGCGAACGGCGCTTTGGTGACAGCTTATGAATGCGATCCCTCTACCTATCGCGTTTTGGAAACGGTGGTCCGTCAATTTCCTAAAGTGGAAGCGCGCTGTGTTGCTATCTACACGCGAAGTGGCACCGTCCGCTTCGAGAGCCATACCGTTCCTGATGAGGGCAGCGAAATCATCTGGCATAACGGAAGGGCTTCCTGCCCAGGGGTTCACGATCTGCCGGGAACCATCGAATTTATTGAAGTTCCGTGCCTGTCCTTTGACGAAGCCCTCGGAGACAAGATTTGGGACTGCATCAAGATGGACATTGAGGGCGGCGAGGCCGAGATACTGATGTCCGTGTCGGAAGAGAAACTCAAGCAAGTGAAATTCATGTACGTGGAACTTCACCCTTGGACTCCTCAGGAATTGCACGATCAAGTGATCCAGCGGATGGATAGACTATTCCTCATGACTGGATATTGGTCTCAGGATCTTAAGCGTTACGAGGCGCTGTACTTGGAGGCAAAATGAAAGAATGTTGTGTGGTGCCCACATATCGCCGGCCAGAACTTCTCCACGGTTGTCTTCGTCGGCTGCGCGGTCAGGACAGCGACGTGCCTATCGTGGTGTTCTCCGACCGCGGCGAGACAAGTCCTGAACTGGAAGAAATCTGCCAAAAATTTGGGGCGACACTCATCCTTCAACCGAAGCACGAGTTCCTCGGGAACTCCTTCAACGCTGGAGAAGCTCTGCGTTTCGCATACAACGCGGGATTTGAACTCGTGCATTACGTGGAAGATGATGCCTTTGCCAAGCCGGATCTTCTTGCGTGGACTCGCGCAACGCACGAAGAGTGGGACGATATTTTCTGCACGTGCGGATGGGTGTTCAATCACCACATGCCGTTCACTGAAGATATATACTTCGTGCCCTGGATATATATACCGCAATTCTCGATTCGCCGCGAGAAACTTGCGCTGGTGGTGCCCTACCTCGGGCCGCTCTACTACGCGGATATGTGGAAGTACGTTGCGGAGAACTTCCCCGAGAATCCGATCAACAAACTTTATCCCGATGTGGTTCATTACGAGCTTGACGGGCTCCTGCAGCGCATCATCATGAAAGAGAAACTCCAAGTCGCTTGGTGCGCGACAGCGAAGGTCCAACATCAGGGCTGGGGCGGTTACAACCGCGGGGGATTCATTCAGTACGAGGCTTTCTTCGATGACTGTCCGACCTTCGCGAGTCGCGTGGCCAAAGTGGAATGCTTTGCCCATGATCCCTACTGGCGCGCAAGTGTCATGGAGCGCAGTAATGTGGAACGCGAGATCGGCCACGAACTTCTGCCGCGCCAGTTCAAATATCGCGTGACACTTCCAGATGGCTGGAGCAGTGAATTTACTTCGGAACTTTCCATCGGCAGTCTTCCGCGGAAGGTGAACTCTGTAAATCTTCCCCGTGAAGCGGAAATTGTGCTATCTTCCTAATCGCAAGGCGTTGAAGTCGGGCAGCGCACGTGATCTCTCGCTTTTGGAGGATTCATGGCTGGCGCAACGCTTCAACCGATTATCTGGGGAGCCTCGACAAACCGCGGGATCACTCCGAATGATTCCATCTATGGTCCCTCTGGACTGATTCAGACTGTTCGCACTACCTATACCATCACGCAGACGGACATAAATAACGGCTACGCGAACATCCCCATCGTTTTTCCGATCCCTTTTGCAGACACAAATTACACGATATCTCAAGCCATCACGAATAGCGCAGCGCTGGACGTAATCAACGCTGTGAGTCCAGGCGAAAATCATCTTGTCACCGCAAGTGGAATGACCGCTCAAATCTATGTGAATGGTGCGACCACTCCCGGTGATGTCATCACACTGCACACTATCGCGATTCACGACTGAGGAGGAATTCAAATGCCCGCTTATATTACTCGCCCGGCCACCACGAACACGCCAGTCCAGATGCTCATCCCCGGGCAGCCAGCCTACGCTTTCGGGAGCAAGAACACTTCGTGTCCCACCGTGAAGATGAGCGTCACTTCGGTGGCGGCCGCGGCCAATGTGATTACACTTGGCGTCACGATCATGGACGGCTATATCCCCGCAGTTGGGGATCTCATCACTGTCGTGAACACGACCACGGACAGCGGTGCCGCGAACGTAGCGAATGTTGCACTCGCCTCCGTGACGATCACCGCGCTCACGGGAAAAGGCACAGTCACGTATGCTGCGACAGCGGGCGCTCAACTCACAACAGCGGATACGGGAATGGCCTATGTTGCAGTGCCCGAAGTTCCAGAAGCGCTCTCAGCCATCGCGAGCCGCGCCTTCGCGATCCAGAACACCATCGGGAGAGGCTACGGAATCACGTGGGCCTATGATTGCGTTTCCGCGCCGTCCACCATCGCGATTCAACTCGAAGGCGCTGTGAATGATGTGGATGGCGAGTACACCATCATCGGCACTTCCAAGACCACCGCTTCCGGCTGGGTGGAGACGGTCGCACAAGTGCCGAACCTTGTCAATTTTCTAAGGGTAAACATTACGGCAACGACGGGAGGGACCGTCCCAACCATCATTGCGAAAATACTCCTAGCGTAAGGGTTCCAAGATGACACTTGCAGAACGCAGAAAAGATGATTGCATCAGAGCGAAGAGATGGCGCCTTCGTCATCCAGAGAGAGCGCGTCTGGCGCAATATAAGAATTCGCGCAAAGATGGCGTCCGGTATTCATGTTTGGTCTATTGGGCGAAGAAGCGCGGAATAGAACTCGGTTTGTCGCTTGAAGAATTTAAAAAATTACGAAGCAAGCCCTGTGAGTATTGCGGTGGAACACTCCCAGAAACAGGGTACGGAATTGATCGTATCGATAGCACTAAAGGATATGTTCTGGGCAATTGTGTTCCGTGTTGTGAAACATGTAATAAGGCCAAGTTGAAGACAACCCAATCTGATTTTCGAGATTGGATTTGTAGGGTGTATGAACATTGGGCGAGGATCAATTGAATGTCACCGCTACTGGTGGCGGAACAGTGCCCACGATCATCGGGAAAATTTTGTTGTCGTAGCGGCTCGCGCTGATGCCGAATCCCGTTATCTCCGCTCTCACGTACAGTGCGCTGATGCTTGAGGTGTTTTGATGTCATTCAACACATGGACTCCGCAAGGTATCGTTATCAGTGGTGTCGGCGGTGCTGCAGGAAATCCTACAGTCCTCTATGATACCAACCCCCAGATTCTGTCTGCCAACGGTGACGGTAAGATCTTCAAGATGTGGTATGGTCCTTTCGGCATTTACTACGCTGAATCCAACGATGGTGTGACTTGGACACAGTATACGGCGGGTTCCGGCAATCCCGTGCTCGCGTCGGGAACCAATGTCTCCTATCCCCACGTCTACAAGAATGGCAGCACCTACTATTTATATGTAGGGAGTCCTGCTATTGATGTTTACACATCTCCTGCCACCGGTGCCGGTGCAGGCATTACTTGGACTCTTGCGAAAGCGAATGCCATCGTCGCAAACCAAACTTGGGAGGGTGGTCTTGTCACTCAACTGAACGTCGTTGATGTTATCACGGTTGGAAGCACCACCACTTGGTATGGTTATTACTCGGGGATTGGTCCGAACTATCCTTCCGGCGATCCGTGGACTTGGTTTTATATGGGTTTGGCCACATCTTCGGACGGTGTCAACTGGACGAAGGACAACGCGCACAATCCCATCATTCAAGTTTCCACATCCAATTTCTGTTTTGCTAAAGTCGGCAGCAAGTACTATGGTTGGTCAAGTGCGCCACTTCCTAATGACCCCCATACTGCAGCCCGTCAAGCTACTCTTTGGAACTCCCCCCTGTTCCGCTTTGAAGCCACAAACCCGAACGGCCCTTGGACACAAACGCCGACTTCAACTTGTTACAGCGTTCTTGAGACTGAACTCATTTCTGGCGGCGTAAATACTTGTCCCGTTGACCCGACTATTTTAGAGGTAAATGGAAGCACATATCTTTATTACACGGTAACAGTTCTCGGCGCATCACGTGGCATTGCTTGTGATATTGCATCGGGCGTAACACTAGCGCAGTTGGTGACGGGCTATGAAGGCGTGTTGAATGTCCCCATTCCCGGTTCTAATTTGAACCTGACGACGATTGCCTCAGACTCCTTTGCAAGCGGCGACACAAATTGGACAATGTTGGGTACAACGGGCAATTGGGCGGGAAGTTCTCTCGCTTTTTCCACGGGCAACGTTCAACCCGGTGCTGCAAACACCAACTGTTCCGCCCTTTACAATGTCGGCAGCTTTCCCAATGACCAGTGGGCAACAGCAGTAGTTAAGACGTGCACGGGAGTTTCTATAGTTGGGCTTGTTGTAAGAGCAACCGCCAGTGGGACCAACACCCCAACCTACTATTTGTTTTACTGGTATGCCAATGGTGGCAGCTTAGGGAACAGCGGACAGTGGGCGCTGCAAAGGTATGTGAATGGCACTTACAATGCTTTGACTTCGGGGACTATAACTGCAAATGTCGGAGATAGTTTTACTTTAGCCGTTGTAGGCTCGAATCTCTATGTTTACTGGACGCCTTCTGGGACTGCGGCTCCAGGTTTCTTGTTTACCCAGGCAACGGATACGAATATCGCGAGCGGCGCTCCGGGTATAACAATCCAATCAAATACCGATGTAGCGGATGCCCAGATTAGCGCGTGGAGCGCCGGTGGCTTTCAAGCTGCCCCTGATAATGGGATACAAGGTGCATTGGGCGCAGGCGGCGCAGGAGCCACAGTTTCGTGGACGGGTGACTCGACTGGCTCTGTGACTGCGGATGGCTCGGGCAACTACAACACAGGCGAAGCGTTGCTTCCATTCGGCAGCTACGTAATTACTCCATCCAAGACCGGCTACACCTTCTCGCCCACCAGCAGAAGCGAAACGATTAGCGGGTCGGACATCACTGGTGTAAACTTTTCAGCGACGACGAATATCTCGGGCAGTAGCGGCCTCGGTTACGATTTTAGATTCAGATTTTAAGAAAAGGAGACTCTCAATGAAAAGCAAGATTGTTGTGATGGTTCTCGCGTTATTGCTGTTCGGCGGGATCGTGGCAGCGGCTCCAGCAATGGAACCTCTTCCGCTTCCCCCGCTTCCGAGCGCGATGCTTCCCCCGCCTACGGGTCATGCGGTTGTGCTCACATGGGTCGCGTCTACGAGCGCAGCGGCTTGCGTAGCACCGAACTGCACGTTCGCTTACAATGTCTTCAAGGGCACAGCAGCGGGAGCAGAATCCTCAACTCCGCTCAATTCGACGCCTCTCACGGCGTTGACATATACGGACGCGATCACGCTGACGAGTTCGATTCAGAGCTATTTTTACTATGTTGAGGCGGTGGAAACTGCGTCGGGGATCACGTCGCCAAGCGTGCCCTCTAACGAAGTTTCCGCTACCTTTCCCGGTGTGCCAGCCGCCCCAGTCGTGTCCATCACCTCCAATTAAGAAATGCAAGTGGTACGCTTTTTGGTGCTGGTGGTGGGGACTATGACGCGATGAAAGTGGGAATCTGGAGTTTTGCGGTGCCTACGATAACGAAAAGCGGCCTCGTAGTTACCAATATCATCCAGATTCCCTACGTGGTGGCTGAAGTGCGCGTGAAACCGCACAAGAACTGCCAAGGTCCAGATTGTGATTGTGTTCGTCGTTCCAAGAAAGGTACGAAATGAATTTCCTACAATGGTTTGAAGCAAATTATCTGATCATCCTCGCTGTGTTCTTCGCGTTTTACATCATCGGATTTCATAAGTTCCCGAGCATCACAGCGTGGCAAGCGTTTCTTGATAGTTTTGAATCCAAGGGCGGTCAGCTTCTGCTTCTTTGGGTCTCAGACGGTTTAGTGCTGCTCCTGCTGATTCACTTCTGGAAAATGTTCGACGCGCAACTCCAGACCACCATCGTGGGAATTCTTTCCGCTGTGAATGGTGCGTTCCTGGGCGCGATCGGCGCGAAGGCTACGAGCAATGGCAACGGCGCTGCTCCAAGTACGCCCGAGAGCATCCCTGCGAACGGCAAAAATCAACCGACATTAGTTCCGCCCGCTTCAACGGCGCCAGTCACAACGCCCCCACCTTCAGGAGCCAATCATCCGTGATACAAGGACAACCTTTCTGGCACTTCGATATAGGCAATGTTCTCACTTGGGGAATCGTCGCGTGCGCGTGGATCATCGCGCGCTTGGTGGATGCACGTACCGCCACCGCAGATATCAAGGAACTCAAGCGATGGAAGGAGATCCACGAAGGCGAAGCCGATGACCGCGATACGTTGCTTCGCGAGATAGAAAAAACCAACGTCAAGCTCACAACCCTTGTGGACATCGCAGAAAAGCGGCTGGAGCATCTAGAATCTGTGGCAGTCTCATTGCGTTGCCCGATGTTGCCTGACGAATCCAGTAGGAAGTGAAAGAAAATGGGAAACGTAAGCGCTCACTTCGATGTTTCTGAATTCGAGCATGGCACCACGATCCCCGATGATTGCTTGCCTCTGCTTCGTCAATTCTGCGCGGAAATCTTGGAGCCAGTTCGCGCGTTCATCCATCGGCCTCTAGAGATCACGAGTGGATATCGTTCAGTGGCAACCAACACCGCCACGCATGGCGTGAAAGACAGCGAGCACATCTGGACGCCGCGGAAGATAGCGGCCGACTTCACCTTCAACACGACTTTTGGGACAATGCTCTCAGTGCGTGCGGTTTTTGACTGGATTCGCACGAGTCCCACGATTCCTTTCCACGAGGTGATTTTTGAACACTCAGTGGATGGATCGAGTATCATTCACGTTTCGCTAAACCTTGATGCACCTGGCGTGCGTCAAGCGTTGGAGGGAGCTGTCCATAATTTATCTCCCTATACTTCTTGGGAGGTTGTGGACTATAATCCGCCAGACAGTTCGGGATCAATGAATGCTTGAACGACTTCCAGATTTTGTCCGCCGTAAAATCGTCCCAGTGAAATGTCCAATTTCCAGTTTGAAAAGTGATTGTTGGCTTCTAAACACGGCTCCTAATGGTCATGGCTATGGACAAATCACAGTCCATTATAAAAAGTGGGAAGCCCATAAGTTCATCTGGAGTCTACTTCGAGAGCCTATACCTGAAGGATTAACATTGGATCATTTGTGTAGAGTTCCCAGATGTTGTAATCCAAACCATCTTGAGCCGGTCACTATGAGGATCAACATTCTAAGAGGCAATGGCCGCTCCGCTAGAAATTTTAGAAAGACACATTGTCCCAACGGCCATGAATTTGTTCCTGCAAATACATATCATAGGCCGGACCATCCAAGGTGGCGTGATTGCTTAAAATGCAGACGAGAAAAAGCAAAGGAATTTAAGAGATTGCGAAGGAGAGCTGCATGAGAGAAACTGGAATCACAAAATGGTTTTCCGCGCAGAAAGGGTTCGGTTTTATCGGGCGCGAAAAAGGTCCCGATGTTTTTGTCCATTTCAGTGCGATCAATGGCGAAGGCTACCGGCAATTGAAGGAAGGCCAGAAAGTGGAATTCGAGATTGTAAAAGGCGAACGCGGCCCCCAAGCCGCGAACGTGACAGTCATCGAGTAAGGAGCAAACCAACATGAAGAATCGGCCATTCGCAGTATTGTTTCTCTGTTTTGCGCTCGCGTTCGGCGGATGCGCCGCTCGAGTGAAGACCGTAACGAATCTGCCACCTGGGGTCACGCAAGTTCAAGCGCAGAACTGGGATTCTGCTGTTCAGGATCTCAGCACCATCGCGAATGTCACCTCGACTGCACGACAGACCGTGATTGAACTGAACAAGTCGGGACTTTTCCCCGATGGCAACAATTACGCGACAACCCTGGAAGTTCTCGGGAAGATTGATCAGCTTCAGCTTTCCGCAAGTACGGTGCTGAAGCAATCGCCGAATAATTTCAATGATTCGACTAAAGCGCAGATCAGAGATTACATGCAGCAAATCTCCGCGCAAATCCTTACGCTCAACACGCAGGGCGTGACCGGCATCAAGGACCAGACGAGTTTGCAGAAGGTCAACGGGTTGATCGCGGAAATCACTGGTGCCGTCGCGCTGATTTTGTCATTCTAAGAAAGAGAGACGAACATGCCGAACACAGTCACACCGAAGTCTGTTCTCGATCAACTCAGTCAGATCGGCGGTTACGTGGGCCTCGCGATTCAGGTTGGCGAAGTGCTGGTGCCGATTGGAAAAGCGGTGGTCACGAAGATCAAATCCGCGCTCACTTCCGTGGACAGCGAGGATTATCAATTGCTCGTGGCCGGCGACCAAGCGGAACTCTTGGCGGTGGACAAACTGAGCAACGATGATCTTGCCGCGATCAACGCGGAACTGGTGCGCCTCGGGAAGCCACCACTGACAACCGGGTAATATCGCAAGCTGTACCAAAACGAACAGACGCAAGAGTAAGCGCACGATAGTCTCAGCGTGGAGGAATTCATGATTATATTTCTCAGTCTCTTAGTCGCTCTTGTCGGCCTATTGATGTACGCCTTTAGCGCGAATCCGAAACTCCAAGAAGTAGGCCGGATTTCATTCTTTGCGGGATTGCTTGCCTTCTTGCTTTTGATCGCTGGCGGGCATCCCATCGCTCTGTTGCGGTAACTCTTTCTCGCGCACTTCGATACTCTTCACTTTTGGTGTGGCAACAATCGCGATCTGGACATCAGGGTGCATCTGGCGGATATCGCGCATGAGGGCATACGCTGCGCTTGCGGAGAATTCCTTGCCATCGCAGAGAATGAGATACGCGCAACCTGGGCGGAATTCATAGCCTCGCACTAGGGGAGAGAGCGGCGCGAAGTCATCGATGGTGAGCGGCTTCTCCAATTAAAGTTTCCACGAGCAAAGATAGTGCCCGATAACCAGCGCGAGAAGCGGGCCAGCAACGAGAAAGGAAAAGTCCTCGAGGTCACTGCCGCGGGTCGCGGCATTCTCGTATTTCGCGTCATACCAGAATTCCTTCACAGCCGCATACAACAGTACGCCGATGGCTCCAATAAGCCAGCCGTGAAATCCCCACTTGGCGTAGATAGTGAAGGTGATGGCATAAGTGGTGGCGCAGTGTGCTACTTGGGAAATAAAGTTGAAGAAAGCTGGACTTATTGTGTCGTTCATTTTTTCTCTTTCGGTTTCCTGAAATCCGCAGCGTTAGGACAGACCTCCCAGTGAGGGACGCGAATCGTGCGGAGAATTGGCTGCGGGAAAATCTTGGATTCATCCTTCACGTCCTGAACGCTCATTGGCATGCGCTTCCCTCGAGGAGTAATCCACCATTCCATATACTCCCCGCATCCACGACAGCGAGACTCTCCGCTGAACACGTATCCAGCGGAGAGTAAGTCCTCGCGTTTTTCAGGAATGGCCACTAGTCCTCATCCTCTTCATCGAACAAGGGCTCATCGGTTTCCTTGAGTGAGAGCCAGAAGTTGTTGCCAAGGTTCTGCTCCGCGAAGTGCGCGACTTCCTTGGAGAGCTTCACCTGGAGGCGGAAAGAGAGGCGGATCACTTTGCGCGCTTCGCCTTCTCCCTTGCGCTGGACTAGCGCGAGGCTCGCGTTGATCATCTTCGCGGCCGGCAGAACGAGCGACTCTTCTCGAATGTCCGAGGTCAAGAAGAACATCGCGTGCTGACCTGGCAGCTCCGTGAAGGTCATTCCCTTGCGGCCCTTCTTCGTGATGTCGCGATACCCGTCATGGATGATCTTCGGGAGTAGGCCATCGTGGCTGTCCTCGAGCGGGAGGGTGATCGCGAGAGACACGGTGATGTCGCCCTTTGGCGTCTTCGCGAAAATGGGCTTGAGATAGAAAACCTCGAAGCGGTCCCCGACCACTTTCGGCTTGGGAGGCTGTTCGATTAGGAGCGAACCTTGTGCACCACCAAGCACTGTGGCTTGCGTGCGCGTTGGCGTGTCGAAGTCCTTGTCCGCGTCCAGCGCTGCGCTGTGAACCGCATTGGCGAGCGTCAGGCCACGCTTTCCGCTTCTTTTGGGGGGCGGTGGCTTTGGCGCGGGATGTTCCTCTTCCGCTGCGTTCTCCGGGGCCTCTGTGCCTCCCGCTTGTGCTTCGGGTGGTTCGGGCGCTGCAGGGGGCATTGACGGGGCCTTAGGGAGCCTAGGGCCGCGCTTCTCCTTGGGCTTGGACTTCGGGGCTGCTTTCTTCGCTTTCTTGGCTGACATGGCGTTCCTTTCGTGTTTTTGATTCCCTTCCGGCGTAGCGCCTCGGAAGGCGCGTGGAAGAGCGTTCTCAATATATACTCTTGGCCTCGCGAGTCAAGAGGCTAATGCGCTCCGTTCTGACTCTTTACCAGGTGCATGATCGTGGTGTGGTGCTTCCCGAGGGCCGCGCCAATCTCGGGATAGGAGAAATTCTGTGCGCGTGCCAGTATCGCGAAGCGGCGCCGCGCTGCTACCACAGAAGCGACGTTGCTCTTTTCGAGCATGCGCGTGATGGTGATGCCAGTTTCGCGGCTGGCCTGCTCAAGAAGCTCGCGCGTTCTGTCGCGCATGATATTGCCCTTGAGTGGAGCGCTACCTAGCCTCTGGCGTATTTTCGATTGACAATCCAAGCAGATGTCTCCGATCAAATCCAAAACGCTACTGAGTGGCACCATCCGGTCATCCATTTTTTCTTCCTTTGATCGTATCGGTCACAACGGGGTCTTTTTGTATGTTTGTTGAGCTTCGATTTTTTCTACCTCTTTTTTGTGCGCGTAGAATCTTCCTGGGACCTTGATTTTTGGTTTCTCTTTTTGACATTGCTGAATTACTCGCTCCATAGCGTCTGCCCAAGATGACTTTCCATCGTGATGCTCGGCTTCATATTCCCAAAGAAGTTGAAATGTTTGACTTCCAAAGGGTTCACAGCCGATAAGTTGAAAAGCATCGCGGAGGCGGCGGGGGTGTAACCTCTGCCTCTCTTCTACTTCTCCTTCTACTTCTCCCTCTGTCTCTGTCTTGTTACTTTGAGTGTCACTTTGCGAGTCACTTTGCTGTAACTTCCCTCGATACTTCTTTTGGCGTTGATATTCAGACTGGTAGCGATCCCAATTCACAAGTTCAATCATCACGAGTTTAATCGGCTTCTCAGATGTTGTGGTCAATCGGACTTTGCCAGTGCGTTCAAACAACTGGAGAGTTTCCTGAATATCAATAGGCTCGGCCATGAGGGACTGAAACTTATTAATGGGATAGCCGACAAATGTTCCGTCAACCTGTCCAGCGCATATTTTTCCGGGGAACCTAGAGCGGCCAGCCATAGCAAGAAGATCAATCCAAAACGCTCTTTGAGCATCAGACATCTCAAATCTTGTGGTTCCATCCAGCCATTCATTAACCCAGAGTTTTACCCACGAACGACGACCGAATCTTGGATTCACGCCTGTAACCTCCAGGCTGGATTGTTTACGCATTATTGTAACCTGTCAACTAGGTTTTTCTGCCGTTTTTTCAGTCTCTCAAGTTTCCCTTCCAACCTAAATACTCTTGCTCTCGTGCGATTCGGCATTTCTTTCATTAGCTCGCAGCAAGGGCATTTCTTCCCGTCGTAGTACACGCGTTTCGGGTGATTACCGCAAACTTTGATTTTAGCGTTGATGCTCAAGGAAGATTTTCCTGTTCTCCTTCGCTACTTCGGGCCAGCAATACTTGAAGCCATCCATACCCACAAGGCCTGCGTCCACCAATTGAATCAGCCGCGTGTGCGTGGCGGGAGAAAGTTCTTCGCCGCGGAATTGAGCGTCAAGACAGGTCACTATATATTTGAGGGTTTCTTCGTCCATTTGATCACCCGATTATGATGTTGCTCGTGCCACGGGGAACAAACCCAAAGCGCACACTTCAGACAATCGCATCTTCGACCGCCGTAGCTTTTCACGTTGTGGTGCCACTGACCAAATACCCAACTGACTGGATGAGGCCGTGGGCATCCCTGACATAGCGCGCTCCTGACGTTCACCCAGTGTTGAATTCGCTGCTTCCCAGGCTCGATGATGAGCTGCACTTCCCCGCCCGCTTGGCGGTAGACCTCGGCGCGCCGGAAAGCGTGATCCAAAACTCCCGCGAGATACTCGTGGCCAGCAAGAGACACATAAGAATCTTTGCTGTGAAAGTGGCGTGCGAGAGTGGCCTGCTCATCTCTTTTGTTTTCGATCAAGTTTCCTCGCTTCCACTGCGCGATCCAGCGCTTCAGAACCTTTCCGCATCAGCACGATCATGTAATCAACCGCGTGCTGCTTTCCTAATCGCGCGACGAACCCCTCATAGAACTCCGTGAGGCTCACCACTTGGTTGGTGTCACACAGCACGCGGAACTGGCCGAGTTTGATGTTATTGGCTTTTCTGCGCTCGGCCGCTGCCTTAAATGTGGCTTTGTCAGCATCGCTGAGTTGCTCTTTCATACTTCATCGCCACATCGCGGACATTCATCCGCTGGCTCTACATCCTGACCGCTACCATCGTCCTGATAACCGTGAATCGCCCAGCGTCTCATCCCAGCCCATCCGCACATCTCACAACGAATTGCTTCGGGAGATTCGCGGCGACCCCAAACGGGATACTTTGTCAATTTGCTGGCAAAGAATGTCCACACCCAAGCATAGGCAAACGGCACGTGATACCAAAGCCTGGTCGATGGTTCGGTTATTCTGTTTTCCCATTTGTCTTGCAATGCTTGATAGAGAAGGGCACGAGCGGCTTTGAAATCACTTCCATAGACAGCGCAAAGAGGATGCTTGAGTCCCACGACAATGCACCACCCAGCAATCGTCGCGGGCATCTTTCCTTCTAGATACAGGCGGATTGAATCTTGCGGCTTGGAACTACTAAGCCATTCGGGATGTTGAATCTTTACGGCAAAGCGCGTCTTGTTCATGTTCGTCTCAATAGAGCGTGCGCTGTCCAGGTTGCTGTTCACTGCGTTGCACGATTGGTGTGCGGCCGTCTTCATCGAAGTGGAGATCATTGATTCTCTTGAGCCCAACAATTTGCGAACGTTTGTCGAGCCACACTTCCACAACTAGCGGATAGCGCTTGCCGAGCAAGAAGTCATGAAGCGCTGGCGTCCAGCAGTAGTACCACGCCTGATTGATCTTCGCGTTCACGTAGGGCGCTTGATTCTTAGCCTGCCCGATCACGGCATTGTGGAGCGTGCCACAGAGCAAAGTAGGGCCAGAAGGGGTCGAGCCGCCCAGCACCGACCCCTTGCCGGCCTTTCGTGCTTCTGGCGCGTCCTCCTGCTTGCCAGAATCCTTTTTCGGGCGCTTGGGCCAAATACCGCCCAATTCCGCCTCGGGAACTGCAGTAGGCGGCTGGTGGGTAGCGCCCTGAGACACGGGGCGTGCCTGAGCGGGCCTAGCGGGTGGGGTGGACTGGGAGGGCTTAGGGGTCACGTTTCGTGCGTCCTGGCCGTTCCCTTGGCCCTGGGGCATAACCTGAGCCTCTGCCGGCCGCGCTTTGGCGGCGCGTTCTGCAGCCTCCATCATCTCCATCTCCCCGTCGCTGTGCTCGTCTGCGGGGCACTGCGGGAAGGGACATTGGTGCCTCTCGCACCAGATCCCCTTGGCTTTGGCTTCTGCTACGACACCTTGCGCGGCTTTCGCGTCTTGATACCTTCGCTCTGGTGAGGTGTACGTGCCTGATGGCGATTTGCCGTCAATCAAGATCCGTCTGCCTTCCGGTGTCACGTCTTGCGCGAACTCCTGGTTCATGCGCTCGCACTCTTCGGGAATATAGAGTCCACCCAAGTCAGGGTAGGCTTCTCGGATGGCGAGGGCTGTCGCACACTTTCCAATCATGCGTCGTGGCATCTTTCTCCAGAATGGTGCTTTCGTCAGGTCTGCTGGGGCGTACTCTTCCCACCATGCCTCTGCCTCAGTGATTGAGCCGTTCTTTTTCGTCACCTTGACGCTGGCCCATTCGGGGTGTCCGTTCACTATAGGGCCATACTCAGGCTTAGAGATGGCACCAAATTCTGTTTTGTGATCGCGCGCAGCGGCAAAAAGCAATCCATTGATGCCGACTTGTGGTGTCCAGACATTCGCGCCTCTCCCACCAGCGCCGTTATCCGCATTGCTGTCCCAGCGTTTCACGAACCATATTTGTTGCCGAAAAGGGTCCAAACGATAACGGCGTGCCACAGTCAAACAGAATTCCAATTCCACGTCAGAGGCACCCTTGGCGATACTGTTCTTGACGATAGTGATTTCTTTCTGGTCAAGTTGCCATGGCTTCTCGGGCGCAGGAGCAATGCGAACAATAGCGTTGCTCTGAACTGGTGCGTTATGCAGCTTGGGGCGGTGGCGCTTCGGGTGCTTCTTCTTTTTTGGCATCGACTTCACCCACTTTCTTGTACGGCAAAGTTTTGTCCTTCACGATGTTTTTGAGGAAATAGCTACCAAGAGACTCCGCAGCCATGAATTCCGCGAAGCGCTCAGGAGTGAAGGGTGAGTAAGTATATACCACATTCTTGGGCGTGGGTTGCCCTTGTTTTGCCCACGGGATGATCTCGACTTCAAGAGTCTTCGTCGCGGGATCGTATCCGACACTCGCGAGTTTCTTGCTGGTTACTTTCGTTCGTTCCATTGCTGTGTTGCCTCCTCTTTCGACCATCCGATTTCAACCAAATTTGCGATGAATGATTCTTTGCTCACTTCTGTGGGCCGATTCTTTAAGCGTTCTTCAATGAACTTCACTATCTGATGCTCTGGCTTTCGGCCTCTTTCGCCAGTCACCAGGTCATGCCAAGCAAGCGCACGATTGTGGTCTGTGAGCCAGAAATCAAACTCGCGATTCACGCGATGCTGATAGCGGTCAAAGGCGTGAACCTCGAAGCCTAACTTGCGGAGTTTGTCGGCAAGCGTCATTTAGAGCGCCACAAGAATTGAACCGACCAGATAGAGAGTCACCAGAATTCCGCGAACCCAGCCTCGCGTGAACCTTACGATCACGAGCAAGAGAGCGAACCAAAGGATGAATGCAATCACGCGTCCTCCTCACTGCAGCAAGCGGCGAAGTTCGCTTTGCAGTTCCTGCATGTAGAGTTGAATCTCGCGCGCCAAGTCATCCAGCACGACTTCGCGTTCCCGCTCGCTCTTCGTTTCATCCATCATATCCACGTTCATGATATTGAAGATGCAGCACGCACCACCGTAGAATGCTTTGCGGATCTCCTCGCGCTCTGCCGGCGTCTTCGCGAGGCCCGGGTCCATCTTCGCGAGATTATCAACGCACGCGTCTGCGTAGTCTTTCCATCGATCTAGTAGTCGAAGTTCGATATTTCCTCCTATTTGCTAACTGCTCTTTGCGAGTAGCCCAGCGGCAATTCCCAGGTTCATAGTTGCCATCGTTGTCAGGGAAACGGTCTAAAGTTTTTCCCTCTGGGCGTGGCCCCATATCTGCCAGAAAGAATGCGAATGTTCTCCATCTCGGGCAGATTTTGATTCCACGCCTGCCATAGTTTTTCCAATTGGGATTTTTGCGATTTGTACATCGCTGAACCATGGCATCCCATGAGATGTAAGCCCCGCCTTTTTTCTGCCGACATCTCTTCATCATTTCTCTATCTCTTGGAGTAACTTTTCTCCTCCCTTCAATCTGCCTTTTATGGCTGGCGATCCGTTCCAATCGAAGGAAGTGTTCTCTTCGTGGTCCACGACGGCGTGCCTTACAGTAAGCGAGAAACCGCTCTCTGTTCTTGGCGTACCATTTCCTGCTGTACTCCGATTTCCATGTGTGTGAAGTGTTTCTGCCCATCAATAGGACCTGTCTTCATATATTTCGATGCCGCCGACTTCCATCTCTATCGCGGCTTTGTCCGTGTCGGTTGAATCCTTCGTGAGTTTGCGGACTTCGGCACCGATCTTCACTTCATCCGGGCAGAGATAGCGCACTTTCACTTGCTGCGCGTTGACCACGCGAAAGCGCCAATTTTTCCGACGCACATTTCCGGGGACTATCGGGACGTTCGTTTCCACCTTCACGGTCTCCACGACCTTAGCGGATTGCGTCTTCGCTTCTTCCTGGTCGGCCGCTGCCTTGGCTTTGAGCGCTTCTTCCATCGCGCCAGCTTCGCGGAGCAACTTCTCCGCTTGGCGCTTGGTGATCTTTCCCGCCTTGAGGTCAGCGCGGATTTCGGCAACGCGACTCACGCGGAGTTCTCTTGCGGCCTGTTCGTCCGCTTGGCGCTTTTCTTCCGCTTGGCGGTCCAATGTTGCTTGCAGCTCGCGCTTCTTGCGCTCCTCTTCCGCCCTCGCCGCTGCCTCTTCAGCGCGATCCCAGTCGCCCATCTTGCCCATAAGGATGCCGCGGGCTTCTTCCGCGCGATTCTTCACGCGGAGTTTTCGCGTCTGGATGAAGTCCTTTACGCGCTTCACGATGGCATCATACGTCGCGAGGGTCGCGTCACCCGTTTTCTGGATGTCCTTGAATTGCGCGTTGAGAACGCCGGCGCGTTCGCGTGAAGGCTTATCCGTGATCTTGAGTTCGCGTGCTTCCTTCGAGAGAGGCTCTAACTCCAATTCCAAACCGTCCATCTTCGCGAGTGCCTCGTTGAACTGAGGCATTTCCGTTGAGGGAATGATTTCTGTCGCGCCTTGCGGCGTGATACCCGATTTACTTGCCACGATGTTCCTCCTTAGTAGTATTTGAAATAGAAAAACATGGCCTCAGCCGCGAGCAGCCCGAGAAGCGCGCCCACGATAGTGACCATCACGAGCACGCGAAAAGCATAGGTGCTGCGCTTGAAGTATTCGCGAATCAAAGCATCTGCTCCTTATATATCTCCACTGTGATTTCAGTCCGCGGTTCTCGTGGGTCGCGTTCCTTCCGAATGGTGCATTGTCTCACTCTGGCGTCAGTATCGATGACGCCGCACTTCACGAGTGCATCAAGAAGAGGCTTTTGGAAATTGTCTGCATCCCCGCGTTGTCCCTTAGCAAGATAGACCTTCGCCGTCACTTTGAGCGGAACTTTTAGCGTAGTGAAGGTATGACCTCGCGCAAATAAACGTACAGCTTGGTCAAATGCTTTGACATTGCTGGGAACGTAATGCTGACCTCGCCGCGTATGTCTGACAGTCCGATTCGCGCTCGGAGGAACAACTGGTACTGCGAGAAAAAAAGAAAGCATCATGCCTTGCTCGTCATTCACCCATGTTGGCATATTCAGTGTCCAACCTTTTCGTACAGAATCAGAATCCAGGGGATCGCCACCGCAAGCAAGAGGAGGAGTGCCATCACGCCGAAGAAGATGTTCTTCGCGCGCCGCTCGAAAGTATACTGGCGTACCCAGAACGCGTGACCTTGTTCGCGTGCTTTCGCTTGAGCCACCAAATCATCAGATGTGACGCGCCGCTTCAGTTGGCTGAGATAGCGAATCTCCAAATCACGTTGTTGCTGGATTCTCGCGCCTACTGCTTCGGGAGTGACATCACTCACGCGCAAGGAAAGCGTACTGCGTCCCACGGGATCGTTGAAGAGCACTAGGTGCTCGCGTGTTCCTTCCTGAATGCCCACCCACTCGCCGCCGCCTTCCGCGACAGCGGAGCGCAAATACGCGTGATCGATTCGAGAGGTCATTGGGGTTGGCTCCTTGACTTACAGGGCGAGTATATACTCACGATATCCCTTTGTGCAAGTGAAATTATTTAACGCTTGCACGAAAGAAGCAACGGGTATATATAGAGGATATGGCGACCGTAGGCAGACCCCCAAAGAAAAAGACCAAGGTTCTCTTTATTCGTCTCTCTGAGGAGACAGACAAAGCCGTGCGCGCAAAAGCGAAACGTGAATATAGAAGCGTTTCTTCCACGGTTGAGATGATACTTGAAGCGCATCTCTTTACTGCTGTGGCGCACCAATGAAGTATCCACAGCAATCTGATAAGCGGTTGCCGTATGTTCGCGCTGCAAGACGAGCCCAACAAATCACTCATCGTGCTGTGTTGGCCGGAGAACTACCAAACCTGAAAACTCAAAAGATTCGTTGTGCGGATTGCCCTGAAAGAGCCAATCATTATGATCACCGCGATTACGCCAAACCTCTTGAGGTAGTACCAGTCTGCCAAAAATGCAACGTGCGGCGCGGCAAAGCAATCATTAGCAGAAATGTTCCTCATCAGGGTCTTCCGAGAAATGCACATCTTCATATTCGCCTTTACGCCAATGAACTACGGATTTTCAAACGAGGTTCAAAACGTGAACAGCAGTCACTTTCCCACTGGATACGCGAAGCCTGCAACGCTTGGGCAAAGCGTATAAAATAAGGACGCGTGTATGCCGATAAGGATCATCTCCACCAAGCGCGCGAGATTCGTTGACTCTTGTATAGGATGCGGCCGACTTGGGACTTTCCTGTGCGTCCCGTGCCGCGAACTCTATGACGCCACGCGCACCAGAGTGGAAAAGTTGTGGTCCACGACAGAGAGACGGTTCGCTCTTTCGCGGTTTTTCAACTGAACGCGTGCTAGACTTCTTCGCGTAGGGACTCATGGCCAAGAAAACATCGGGTAAGAAGCGCGGCAGGCACGCGGAACTCACGGTGAAGCAATCCCGCTTGGTTCAAGCGTTCGCGAACGGCGCGGAAACCAAAGCAGACGCGGCGCGTGCCGCGGGCTTCTCGGGAAAGTGGCCGACAAAGAGCGCGAATCAAGCGTTGAAATCCATCCGCGAGAAAACCCCCGACATCATGGATCGCTTGGGGCTCACAGTTCCCGGGCTGATCGAAAACCATCTAAAACCTCTACTCATCGCGGAAGAGACCAAAGTATTTGTGAGTGAAGGAAAGCGCGGAAAGCGTAATGTGATGCGCGTGAAAGTTCCCGACTTCACCACGCGGCGCTACGGCACGCGCATGGCGTTTGAGTTGCAGAACGCTTTCCCTCCAGTCGATCCGAAACTCGCGGCGCAAGTTGGCGTCAAGGTTATTTTGGTGGACATCCCGCGGCCACCACGCGAAGCGATCAACGTAACTCCCCAGAAAGCCGCGCGCCTTCCCGTGCCGGCAGATCCGAGAGCGCAGCAATAGGAGTATATATTCCCCTTGAATGGCCAAAAGCGCGAGTATATACTTTTCACGTGGAGCCAGTGAGGTAGACGATGGGCGACCCAATAAAACCAGCAAAAGGCCCGAGGTTGCGCTGGAAAGTTTTTTACCGGCGTGAGTGGTTGGACAAGCCGAAGTGGAGACATTGCTCGACGTTCTACTACAAAAGGCATGCCATTGAACATTGCCGCAACGTACATCCATCGGCGAAGACGAAAATCATGCGCATCAAGAAAAAGAGCAGACGAGCGTAGCCCCCAGCGGGCAGAGCGGGACCTGGAGGATGGAGGAGAACGCGATGAGCGACAAAAAAATGAAATCATTGCAAGATGCTCTGCTGGCTTGTTTGGAATTTATGGACTGTGAGATGTCCTGGGAAATATTCCGTGCTGAGTTCCTTTATTTTGACGATGAACCAAAGAAGCGGGTATCAGAAGAAAATGCACGTAAGTTAAGGAATTTTCTTGCGCGTCCGGAAATCAAAAAGTATGTCATGGAGTTGAGAGCCTGACGCGCCCCACGGGGCAGAGGGAGGAGAGCGATGAGCGACAAGTTGAGGGAAGCGGTCGAGAAATTATGGGACGGCGACAGTACGCGCAATGCCAGCTATAAAGCAGGATTCAATGCTTGTAAGTTGAAAGTGCTGGAACTTCTCGCCGCGCAGCCCCCGGCGCTGACGGTGCGGCAGGTTCACGAGATATGGCGCGATGATTCGCTCTCTCGCCCACGCGAAGGGAGACAAATGAGCGCACCGTTTAAGGAGTTCGCAGTTGGTCTGCAAAAGTGGGGACCGGATACCACGCCGCCGGATTGGTTCTACCAATTTTATGTAACCGTCTGTCATGTTCGGCGCACCGGCGTCAAAGGCCGTGAAGCTATTCGTTCATTTATCCAAGACGCCATCTGCGCCGCTCTGGAGCGCGAGCGAGGCAGCAAATGACCGCCCGCTGGCGCACCAACTGGTTCATCAAGCGCTTGTGCCCCGGCTGCGGCGGCATTCAATGGCTGCAATCGAAGTTCGGCACCAGCCAGCGGTGGAAGTGTAAAGGGTGCGGGCGGGAAGACGAGTGTGAGCAGCAGGGGAAGGGAGGTGATGGGCGGAATGCACACAGAGCAATACTATGAAACGCTGCAAAGCGGTGGAATGGTAAAGAGAGAGCGATGGGTGCCCAATGGTTGTTAGCCGGGGGACGCGCCGAGCCGGTAGGACTTGCAACGAGCGCGTCAATGGGAGTGGTTGAAGCCCTTGCTTGAAGAACTGCGCGAGCGAAGGAGGAGACACGATGAGCAACTATCGAATCTACTTCAAGGGCATGCAGATTAGCCCGTGTCCGAATACGGTCTGGAAGACGCCCTACTTTGCGGGAACTCACATAAAGGGACTGGAGCTAAAGCATCCCGACTGGAAGGGCCAGCTCGAAGCTCGTTCCGATCTGGACCCCATCACCGTGAGCCACGGTAAGCCGGAGAAGCCGGAGCCGGGTGGAAAGAGATGAAACTATGAAGCTCAAGCCTTGGAGCAACAGTGACATTGAAATAGAAATGAATAAGCTATTGGATCAGTGGAGTGAAGGAATACACAGTCTTTCCTCACAGTTGATTGTGTTTCTGCTTTTAGTGGCTTTGGAGCGTTTGGATCGCAACTTCGAGAAGGACGACAAGAGATGAAAAAGTTTGGTTGCTGGCCTATTGCATTGCGCTCCAACCTGGTAGCAGACCTCGACGTAGCAACACACTATCGAGGGTGCCGAGAGGCATGCAGCACAGGGGGCAGCTACGGACGCGGTAGCGGGCCAGCAACCGGATGCGCGGGGGCCGTTGAGAGGTTAGGGCACTTTGGGACCCTAACTTCGTTAAGCGGCCCCGCAGCGCAAAGTTTTGACGCGCAACAAAGAGGAGGTGAGGCCACTTGACACGAAACAATCTGAGCCGGTACATAAACCGAATATCGTTGTCTCTGGAGAAGGCTGCCAAATACAATACTTTCCTGGCAAACTTCCTAGCGATGATGTGTTTTATTGGGTTATCTGCCCAAGCTCAGACGAGTGAGGGCTGAAAGAGCCGGGTATCAGCAGCCATACACGTTAACCGGCACGTTTTGACGCCCAAGGGAAGGGAGGAGCGATGAGCAGTCAGTACGAACGAACGCATAGTAGAGTCTACATCAACGGCCACAAAGATGGTTTTGATCTTGCGCTTTCCATGCTTTCTGCGGAATTGGCGCAGGATTTGCGGGAAGACTACAAGGAACCAAAAGAGTCCGCACTGAGCATGATGGCAAATCTGCCACCCGAGCCACCTGAGTTGAGCGCGAGCAACAACGAAGTTTTAGCCTGGTGGAAGCTGAAGTTCATGCCCTGGTGGCTGGAGCGGTGACGCGCAGGAGAAGGAGGAAGAAAGATGCAATACTTTTACGAGGGCATTTGGTCGAAGATTGGTAAGTGGTTCCAATTTGGGGATAATCAGCCCATTTTGCCAAATTCGGTCACAAGTCAAACGAATGCTTATCTATGCTGTTGCTTACAACCAGACTTAAATACGTGTGGCACTTGTATGCGATGTGGCGGTGTCATGCGAACAGGGCAACAGTTGTCTGTTCGGAGTTGACCGCCCGTGACGCGCCCCGCCGAGGAGCGGGAGAGAGGATGGGGGAAGTGAGTCTCGAATGCAGCGAATGTGAACATGATTTACGTGGAGGGCATGACCCATCGTGTTCCCGGTATGTGAAACCTTGTGAGAGGTGCGAGAGAGAACAGTGTGATGAGGAGTGCGATTGTGAGTGCCATAACCCCGCGCAGCAACCCCCAGCGGGGCAGGGAGGCAGGCAGTGAGCGAGCAAATTAGCATGTACACGCCTGGACCTTGGCGATTGGATGAGTATAAGGGTGGTCGCCGTATTGTCGTAGATGGTTATCCGCCAATCCCTATTCAGATTTTCAGAAATCGAGCAAACGCGCTTTTATGCGCTGCGGCACCAGAGCTATTAGAAGCCCTAAAGGCACTTCTAAAAGCAGAATGGATGGTTGAGCACAACTGGGGCGGCAATAGACCTGCTGTGATTGCCAAAGCGGAAGAAGCTATTTGGAAAGCGGAGCGCCCATGAGCCGTTGGTTGCAGGTCGTGGCAGGGCTGGTGCTTCTTTATATACTCTTGACTCAAACCGATTACCATATATACTCTTCTCGATGAAGGTTGAGGCGCGTGAAAACATACTTGTTGAAGTTGGATGACTCGCTTTACGCGGAGTTCCTGAAAGCCGCGAAAGCGCGAAGAATGAAATTCGCGGAATGGATACGTGAAGCGTGTGCGAAACACACCGCAGCGCCGAGGAAGGAGGCAGGCCATGAAGTTCGTGATCAGAAGGACGCCGCTGGGCTTCGAGACCTACCTTTGGCTCGACGGCGCGCTCGCGGATCTGCGCGATCTGATGAGCCAAGTGGAAGTGCGCCATCCGCTCGCCCTGCGGCCGAGGCCGCTTATGCCGCCGCGCGACACCCCGATTCTTGCCAATGTGGCGTATGTGACTTTAGACGAAAAGCTCTTGGCGGTGGTCCACTAGCGAAACCGGAAAAGAAGAAACGGGGCCGCTGAAGATTTCCAGTAGTCATCTCAAATATCGGGAGGAACGTAATGGAAGAAATCGTGGTTCTTGAACCAACGCAAGGCGTGATGGAGATGCTTGACCCATCCGGCGACACCAAACTCATCTGGGATCGCACAAAGCGTGTCGAGGTAGATGCGGCCGAAGAGATGTTCGATTCGCTTATCAAGAAGCAGTATCTCGCTTTCCAAGCCGAGGGCGACGATGGCCGCAAAGGGAAGCAAATCACAAAGTTCGATCCGAGCATGGAACGCATCATTATGGTTCCGCGGATGGTCGGCGGCTGACCGTGGTCGGCTTCAGCCCAACAGGCGTCATGTGGGACGCCTGGAACCAAGGATACACGACCAGAAACACCGTGAACTGCGTGACGAATGCTGTCACTGTGTGGCAAGACTGGAACAGTAACTACATCCAAGGCACTACGGCTGGGACCACAGCGAATGCCGTGTGGTGCGGATGGAATCAGTACTATCTCACGGGTGGCACTAACGCTGGGAATGTTTGGGTGCAATGGAACGGCGATTATGGCTTCGGCCAAACGCAGGTCCAGACCGTCCAGATGCTTGCATGTCAAGGCTACGCGGAAACAGACGAACAACGTATTGTCCGCGAAGAGCGTGAAGCTGCAGCGCAAGTCGCCTATCAAGAGCGTCAGAAGAAGACCGCGGAAGCGCGCGAGAAAGCCAAGAAGACTCTCAGTTCCGTGCTCTCGAAGAAACAGCGCGAGCAATACGTGAAGGAAGGCGTCTTTGAACTGGACGTGAACGGTCGGCTCTATCGCGTTAAGCCTGGATGTCGCGTGGAACGTCTCCATCCAGAGACAAAGAAAGTGCAGAGCTATTTTTGCATCCATCCACACAACGCGCACGAGATTCCGCCAGAGGATACCGCGCTCAGTCAGAAGTTACTGCTCGAAGCGGCGGAAGCGGAGTTCCTGAAACTAGCGAACGAAACACGAGCGGCGTAAGATTCAGGCCACGCGCCTGACGCGCCTTACCACGCAATGAAGCCAGCAAAAGACGGAAGCAAACTCTGGAAGCGCCTAGAAGTGAAGATCATCGTGGGCGAGAAGGTAATGCCGCACGTCTTTCGCGCGCCGCCCCAGCGCGGCTACAGCGCAGCGGACATTGAAGCGTCCCTGGAGCGCGTGATCGAGCATCTTGACGCGAAGTTCCCGAGACTGGAGTTCAAGCAAGTGGAACTCGCGAGAAATAAATTCAATTTCATCGCGATTGGCGCGAGACAGAAATGAAGTGGCTCTTTTTCATCACGGTTTTCGTTCTTTTCGTTCTAGGACGTGGAGGGCGAATTTATCAAACTCTAAGGAGAAAATATGGCCAGAGGAAAACTGTTTGAATACGCGGTGCTTTATCATCCCAAGGAAAAGAAAGACGCGGCAGGGAATCCATTGGAGACGAAGAAATCAATTCTTGTCTCTGAGCCGAAGTTCATCCTCGCGGGAAGCGACAAGGAAGTGGCGATGCTGGCCGCGAAGTCGATCCCTGCCGATTACGACGACAAACTTGACGACGTGGAAATCTGCATCCGCCCTTTCTAGCTCAGCCGCTTGAGCAAAAGAAAGAAAAGCGGCAACCAAAACCAGAGGCATCACAAGCGGGGCAAGCGCTTCCAGGGTATCTTGAGCGCTCTAGCTTGAATCCGCAATGGTGGGAACGGCACGAACCAGTCGTTGATGTAGCTGTCCGTACACTCGGAACAACCTCGGGTAACTTTGCGGGCTTAGTATACACATCATCGCCAACCACAGCGTCATCGAGCTATACCGCTTCGCAAGTGATTACGCAGAACCAATGACCCCGGAAGAAAAAGCCGAGTGCGACAAACTCTGTGAGGGATGCCGTTTGAATTGGGACCTCGGGCGTCGTGGGTGCCATTACGAACCCATCCCTTCAGACGTGAAAGAGCAAGAGGATTACGAGAGCGCGCAGATGCATTGCCGAGCGTGGCATATTCGGCGGAAAGAATTTCAGAGTGCATCTTAGCGCAGTATATATCCCAAAGTATCCAGAGCTAGGCACGCGAGAGTGATATATACTCTTCTCGCGCCGTTTTTACCGTGTCAGGAAACCCCAAAGAGGAACTCCGATACGGGGCGGCGCATTTTATTTGTGATACCCTTCTCGCGTGGCCAGCGTTTCTCCCACTCTCGAATACCGCGAAGATGAAGTGCTGAGAATCACGGACTTTTATAAACCGTGGTCCCACCAGAATGCCTGGCACTGTCTTCCCGCGAAGCACAGGTTGCACGTGGGCGGATTCGGTTCTGGAAAGTCGCGTCCTTTGCTCATGGAAGCGATTATCCACTGCATTGAATTTCCAGGCTCGAACAGCATCATCCTTCGCCGCACCATCCCCGATCTGAAGCGCACCGTTTTGGATAAGTTCGAGAACGATATCCCTAAGTCGCTGTACGAGCGCGGTTCACAAGAGCGCGGGACCTACAACAAGTCAGACCACATCGTGTACTTCCCTCCCGTTCTCGTGGATGACTGGGACCCCGACACGGACACACCCATTATTGATCCCGAAACTGGCGAGCAAAAGAAAGTATGGAAGCAGAGCAAACTCTACTTTGGTGCGTGCGACCGCATTGAGGACGTGGGGAAATATCTCTCCACTGAGTTCGTGTTCATCGGCTTCGAGGAGCTGGGCGAATTTCCTTATCTGATCTATGACGCGATGGAAGGGCGCAACCGCTGCACGATTCATGGCTCGCGGCCGTGCATGGCCGGCGTGACCAACCCCATGGGCATCGGGTGGGGCTGGATCAAGAAAGTGTGGGTGGACCACCAGCCGTGTCACGGGATGGACCCAGCGGCTTACGACCCGAAGGACTATCAATATATACACTCGACCGTGGACCAGAATCCCATCCTGATTCGCGACAAAGGGTATATACGCTCGCTTGAGAAGTCGCCGCTGCGCGACAAGATCCGTTGGGGCAAACTCGAAACGGTCAGCGGGCAGTACTTCTCTAATTGGGACCCGAAGCGCCACATTCTTCCGAAGAGCGCATTCATATTTGAACAGTGGCAACCTGTTTGGGTGGGCTACGACTGGGGTTTCTCGCATTCGTCAGTGATGACTTTCTGGACCAAAGCTGTGTTGAAACCACGTTTTGATGGTGAGAAACCGCGCCTTGTAAATGTCACACTGAAGGAAGTGGTTCTTGAAGAGAAAACGGTGGAGCAGCAAACTAGTGCTCTTATCTTGGCTATTCCCCGTCTTCATGATGATGAGGGTCGTGAAACTGGCTACGCTTGGGAAATAGACAGCATTCATCTCTCATGGGAGCGTTTTAATCGCACGGTCAGCAATCGAACTGTGGCTGATGAGATCGGAGATTTACTTCAGGCCGCTGGACTTCCACGCCCGACACGTTCAAACAATGATCGCATCGCGGGATGGACAAAAATGTACGAGATGCTAGATACCGACGAATGGTTCTTGCTCCAGGGAGAATGTCCTGCCTGCGTTGATTCCATTCCGCTCTTGGTTCGTGGGAATGGTACGACGTGTTCGATGGAAGACGTGATAAAACCGAAGGGCAGTAGCTTAGAAGATGATTGTGCTGACTCTCTGCGCTATGCTGTGGCTGGTGTTTTGCTCGAAGGCGAGAAGCCTAAAGAACAGTTGCTCAGGGAAAAGCTGGCAGGAATCAAGGACCCATTTCGCCGCCATATTGAACAATTTAAAGAGTATAATCTCGAACAGGCACGGCAGAGAAAGGGTGACGGTCCACCCAAGATCATTCCGACCTGGCAACAGAGGTTCAAAAAATAATGAGATACCCTGGAAGACCAATGCACGACTTAACAGGAAAACGATTTGGACGTCTCACTGCACAGTGGCCAGCGGGAATTAATGGTCGTCATGTTCATTGGCTGACTCTTTGCCAATGCGGGAATCTCAAAGTTGTCAAGGGAACTCATTTGACGCAACGGCAAGTACAATCGTGCGGATGTTTAGTACGTGACACTTCGCGTGCTCTGATGCTCAAAAACATTCCTCAATTGAAGCATGGACAATCCTTCCACGGAAGAATCACTCGTGAATATAAAACATGGGAATCCATGCGCCAACGATGCCTCAATCCCAGAAACAAAAAATACAAAGATTATGGTGGACGAGGAATCAAAATCTGCCCGCGTTGGCTTGAGTCCTTTGAGAATTTCTTTGTGGATATGGGAAGAAAGCCAATCGGACTAACCATTGACCGAATCAACAACGACGGTAACTATGAACCCGGAAATTGTCGCTGGGCGACGCATTCTGAACAGGGGTTGAATCGGCGTCCGTGCAGCGAGCAAGCTAGGGCGAATATAAGAGCAGGTTGGGTCAAGCGTAAAGCAAGGAGTTCCCAGAAATGAGATTCGCTTCGCGTCACACCATCTGGCTTGAGCAAGAACTCGAAAAGCAGGAGCAACGCCACCGCGAGGAGATCGCACGCATAGAAAAGACTCACGCTTCGGAACTGGAGCGTGCTATAACCATTTCCAATGAGTTGCGCGATGAGCTGACTAGAACGCGCTACCTGCTCACCCCGCAATTGCAGAATGTTTCGCTCAAGCCGGATGACGCGCCACCTCCAGCGCTCGATGACCAGGAAGTGGGCACGCCTTGGCAACGAATCTTGAAGCGTTCAATCAAGGCCCAGCAAGAGCAAGACTCAATCGCACATCGGGTAGCCAGTGAAGCCGCTGCGAAGGTGGCGGCAGAGGAGAAACCAGCATGACGATGCAAGCTCAAGATGGTTCTGTCCATCATTCAGCGAGTAGGGCTCGGCTGCACGACGAACTTTCCGCGAAGAAAGGCCCAGCGACCGAAGAGCCCGCAAAGGGCGCTGCACCAAATCCAGGGCCGCACAACGCGCCAACCAAGACGCCGATTGAAGAGCATGTGGGGATTCACGGTCCAGCGACCGCTATCGGTCACATGCACCACGAAGCCTCAGGCGTTCACCATGTCACGTCACATCACGGCGACGGGCCTCCCCACCACAGTCGGCACAAGAGCCACGAAGAGGTGCATGAGCATCTCGGCAAGGCGCTTGGCGTGACTGGCGAGAACGAAGAGACCGAAACGCCGGATGAGAATGCCGAGGAATACGGTGGCGGCGAATCCAGCGGCTCGATGCCTGGTGTAAGCGAAGCCTAGTCTCAGGAGCGCGCTGTGCCTTGGACTCGCAGACAAGTGAAGTATCTTTTCTCTTCTGGCTCACCACTCACGGGCAAGCAGAAAGAGAAGATGCACTCAGAACTCCACGCCAACCCAGCGATGGGTCACATGCGCAAGGGCTCCTCGCGTATGGCCGCTGCTTTTAGGAAGGCGCGGCGATGATTGAAATCTCAGCCAACGGCGCGTCAATCACTCCCATGATGGGCGTGCAGGTTCTTCGCCGCGCGAGAGGCATCGCGTATCTCGCGATGGGGAACGAACAGGTTCAAGAGATCAAGAAACTCACGCCGCTTTCCCTCATGAGTTTTCTGGGCAAGGATATTCACGTTGACGCTGGCGTGCCGGAATCCGAAGTCCATTTTCGCGATGAGAATAACGCGGTCGTCGCGAAGATCACGGGCCTCGGGAGATCGCGCGCCATTCCCGTGGAGGAGCTAAAGCGTGGCTGAGACCTACGTGAAAATCTCCAAGGACGCCGCGCAGTACGAAGACGAAGCGCATGGTCCCGAGCATTGCAAAGCGTGTACCTACTTCGAGCGTATCGCGCCGCGCCATTGCGCGAGAGTGGAAGGAATCATTGACCCGGGCGGCTGGTGCAAACTGTTCGAGAAGAAGTCGCGGATCGCAAGCGCGATGAAAAAGAGTTGATCGGGTAGAGAGGGGAGCAGATGGCCACTAATAGGTGGATGGGCAAGGTTGCGAGCAAGATCGAATCTTCCGGTCACAAGGGCGTGTTCAAGGCCGCTGCAAAGCGCGCGGGAAAGAGCACGCACGAATTCGCGGAAGAGCACAAGCACTCAAGCGGAAAAGTTGGAAAGCGCGCGAGATTGGCGCTGGCATTTGCAAGCGCGCGTCACGGGTAAGGCACGAGAAGCGCAAGTAATCGGGTGAGAACTGGCGTTTTCTTTGGCGACAGCGGTCCACAATTACACGGGAAACGACGAAGAGCAGGACGAACCCAAGTATGGTTTAGGGGTCCTAGCGGGCGTCGAATGGTCTCCCGTCCCCAACGCGAAACTCACTGACACGCAGAAGAACGCGATCAAAGAGCGTTTGACATGCGCGCAGAAACGCGACATGCCCGCTCGGCTCATAGAAGTGATTGCAGCATGGGAGGCCGCGCTCTTCTATCGCGGTTTCCAGTTCCTCATTCCTCAGCGTGGTGGCGGGTGGATCATTCCTGGTGAGTCCACTGGCTATGGTCCTTCAATGCAGATGGATCTCGCGCTGCTTCCCACAAATATCTATTCCGCTCGCGCGCAGATGATTATCGCTGCGCTGACGCGCACCGTGCCGAACACACGCTTCGCTCCTCAGCGTGCCGACTCGGACGCGCAAATCACCGCCGCTGAATCCGCCGACAAGTTCGTGAAAGTAATCTCGCGCAACAACGACCTCATCATGATTCAGACGGATGCTTCGCGCTATCTCTGGACGGATGGGCGCTTCGCGTACTGGTCGCGTTATGAGAAGAACGGCCAGAAGTTCGGTTGGGAAGAGGATGATGAACCCGATGACTTGGTGCCCGAGAACGAGCCGATCGAAGCGGGACAAACAGCCACAGAAGGCGCTGCAGCCGCTGCCACGCCCGAAGCGGCCGAGACGGCGCAAGAAGGCGATGCCGCGGGAGAGTCACAGAAAGAACTGAGCAACGTCGAGCAGGAAGCGGCCACCGAGAGCGAAACTGGTGGCGAAGCGGATCAAGCGGAAGAGGGCGAAGAAGAAGAGGAGCCCGTCAAGCGCACGCCCCGCGGCCAAGAGATTCGCACAGCCCACGGGAAACTCGAAACGAAGATTGTGCCGATGTCCGCAAACAACTTGGACGAAGCGGATGTCTTCATTTACGAGACGGAAGTGGATACCTCGAGAGCGAAGGGCATGTTTCCGTGGGTTGCTGATGACATCAAGGCAGGCGTGAATCAGTCCGCACAAGGGGAGATCGGCCGTCTCGCGCGTCAGAATGTGAAACTCGGGATGCAGTCTACCTATGTGACCAGTGATTCCGTGGCCGAGGATGTGACCATCCAGCGCGCTTGGATGCGTCCTTCGTGGCTGATGAACATCAAGGACGAAGCGGTACGCGATGAACTGATCGAGATGTTCCCGAACGGATGCCTCGTGGTCTACGCCGGCGAGACTTTCTGCTATGCGCGCAATGAATCGATGGATGATTCATGGGCACTCGGGCAAGCGTATTCAGGTGATGGGCAGAACCGCAACGCGATGGGCACTTCGACGTTGCCCGTGCAGAAACGCCTCAACAACTGGCTTGACTTGATGAACGATTACTTTGTGCGCGCAGTGCCGAAGAAGTGGATGGACAATCGTGCGTTCAACGTGGACGCCATTCGTGGGCAGACCAACGTACCTGGTGACGTGGGAGCGTTCAAGAACACGACCAACAAGCCCATTACTGAATTGATCTTCGTGGAACCCGCCGTGCCACAGCCCGTGAGTCTTGCGGACTTCATCAACAAGTACGCCGGGGATCTCGCGGAGCTGCTCTCGGGAGCGTATCCCGCACTCGCTGGTGGCGATACCGGAACCGCAGATAGCGGTGTCGCAATCGCCACACAGCGAGACTCCGCTCTCGGCCGGCTCGCGCCAACCTGGCACTCGATCAAAAACGCGGAAGCCAAGAGCATGAAGCAACTGGTGCGCTGGGGCGCGAAATGCCGCGATGGATCGATCAATGAGCGCATTCCCGGGGGCCAGATCATCCGCCTCGAAGTGAACGACCTGAAAGCGAATATCCTGTGCTTCGCGGAAAGCGATGAGAATTTCCCCGAGACCTTCACGCAACGCAAGAACGCGTTCATGCAGATATTCGACGCCTCCGCGAAGAATCCGCAACTTGCGGAAGTGATGTTTAACGCCGCGAATCTCGAATACATGCAGGCCATGACCAGCCAACGCGACGTGTACATTCCCCAAGTGGCTTCACACAATAAACAACTGGGTGAAATTCAGGTGATGCTTGGACAGCAGCCGATTCCGAATCCCGCAGTCATGGAAGCGCAAGCGAAGATCGAACAGATGAAGGGAATGGGCGTGGACCCCGCAGTGCTTCAACAGGCAGAGGCGGAAGTCGCGGCCATGCCTCAAGAGATTTGTTCGTTGCCGATTGACGCGAAGCGCGATGACAACGTGACCGAAGCAGCGACAGTGTGGATGTTCCTAAATGGAGACGATGGCCGTAGAGAAAAACGGTCTAATCCTAAAGGCTGGGAAAATTGTGCGCTCCATTTTGACGCACATGTGGAAGCAGCTCAAGCCAAAGCGGCTCAAGCCCAGCAAGTCGGAAAGCCGCCAAGTGTCTCGATTGGCTTTAAGGACGTTGTGCCCGTGGACGCAGGGGCCGCAAAGCAAATCCTAATGAAAGCCGGTGTTACGCCTTCTGCGGGTGAGCAGGCACCACCTCCTGTACCTGCCCCCGCAGGAGCGAAAGGACCAGCCGAACCTATTCCTGCCGGTGTACCAGAACAAGCCCCAACGAGGATTCAGTGAGGAAAATTCAGGTGGGCAAAAGGACCGAAATACTTGGTCGCAGCAATATCATAAGCATGACCGCCTTCCTCGGCAGAATTGAAAGTGCCGACATGGATTTCTTTCCTATTTACCACGACTCTGACCCGCCATTTGCTGTTTCTCTTGTTCCAACTAACTCCACAGAATCCACTTGTGTTGTTACGCTGAATTCTTCGGTTGGCTTGATTTTGAGAAGGAGAACACTTTCTTATATTTTTTCTGCGATTGTCGAGCGTATTATGATTTCTGTGGTCCGCCTCTTCACTTTTGGTACATCCGAGTATTTGCCGATGCATCGCTATGAAAAGATGATTGGGAGCTGTCCGCATTGCATAGAAGCACTGCGCCAAAGGATTCCAGTTTGCAACCCAATTCCATTGAGAAAGCCACTCGAAATCTGCAGCATCCACGATGGCATTTTGATTTTGTGTCAGAGGGATAAAGCGGTAAGGTTTATCAAGCGGCTGAGTGACTGTGTGGCGTTTCACACGGTATTTCATATTCCCACCTCGAATGGGAGTCTGACTTCAGCCGCTATTTTAGCGTAGAATCGGGCGAAGGTAAAACATCGGGGAGGAAAGAAAAATGCCAGAAGAAATCGCGGGAGCAGGAACAGCAGCGGTAGCGGACGGTGCGGGAGCTGGAACTGAAGTTGTCGAAACGCCACCAGGA